GTCTAAACCTATATCGAATGATAAGTGCACCCGAACCGAAGGGTCGTAAGGAACGTGACAAATCCGACCATCAGAACGCATCTTATTCATAATATCAACGTAATAACAAGCGTCTAAATCAACTTCATCGTGACAATTCATAACAAATTGCTTGAACTTAGAAGGGGCATCAAACTCCATGCGACGCCAATCCTCGATAGTCTTAGGTTTGTTCTCTACCAACCATGTATTATTAAAAGAATTAGCCTGAACACAAGTATACTCAGGGTGTGGATGCTTAATGAACATCTTCCATACCCAGTTATGGCCGTTAGCATTGGCTATAGTCATCATCTGATTCAAAGGCTCATCGTGCATACTCTGCAAGAAAGGCCAAACATCACCGGCATCAACTAACGCCTGCCAATAATCCTCATCTACCTTAATATCTCTACGAAGACGAGTCCTTAATAACTGAAACTGAGTATCAGTGGGAAATTCCTCAGCCTGCTCTATATAAGCCCAACCTAAATTAACATTCTTTAAGCCACTCAATTCCTTCGCATGACGAAATAAAATCTGACTGCCATTTGCGTATTTAGCCTCCTTAGTGCCCTGTGGAATGTGCTTACCAGTGTATTCAGTGAAATCCTTCATAGTTGAATCACGCAGGTCGGTAAATTTGTTCCTTACTACTAAACCTAAATTATTCCTGTAAAATCGACTAAATAAATCGCCCTTCATTAAAGCCCACATAGTCTTACCAGTGCCAACACCAGCCACAAAAGACGGGAATCTGTTCAATGCAGCGTAAAACTTCCACTGAAATGGCTCAGCCTCAATATTTATTAACTTAGTTTTCATTCCAAAGAACCTTTCCAACCCAAATACTCGCTAAGATAATCAAAATCATCACAGATACCGCAAAACCAACGCATAGCAATAATTCCAGCAATATTTCTTTTATCATTCAAGACCTTTCAGGTAGAAAATTCAAATATGGGCTGTGATATATGGGAGGTATCATTTTCCTCACCGAATCTCCTATATAGGGCCTTCGCTTCTGACAGCTTCCTTAGCAATGGCCGGCAAATTTACCGCCTTCGGCCTACCAACCGGCTCGCTTACAGGCTGACACATCGGACACTGACAGCCATCCTTGTCGTAAGCAAGTTTAATATTCATCTCGTCCATGAACCCTGCCACTGTGTCAGCTATTATATCACTCATTTTCGCTATTCCCTATATCTAAGCATTATGGCATACAATGAACACATAACAAGGATTATTACAGCCATCCTCATATCATCACACCGTTCGCCCACTGACGGCAGGCACAGAGACCTTGTCGCCTATCCTATGGCTATCATATTTAGAGTCTAAGCATACACCTGTATAATCCACGTCGCCAGGCAAGCTGACTCGGTTAAGCTCATTGGCGCCAAGTTCTTCGATTGGCTTCCACTTGCCGTGGTTCAAGACGTGCTTATTGCCCTTAGCTCTGTTGTTCTGGCAGTGCCGGCATTGACAGTCCTCAAGACCGTAATTATCAGGCAATACTTTAGCACCTTTGAGTCCATCATCAACTGTTGCATCTACAGGTGTTGCACTAATAACTGTTGCATCGGTAACTGTTGCCTTTGCAACACTTCTGGCCAACTTACTACGGCAGGTAGAGCCGCAGGTCCTGCCCTTGCCACTATCCTTACCACATATTTCACACTTAGCCATCAATAACCTCACTTTCAACGCTCTTACGCGGACTTATGACGATTATAGTCTGCTCACGATTACCACCAGCATCCTTATCCATACCGTAAAGCCTGCATATACCAGTAGTTGCAGTTACTCTTGCGCCAGCCTGATTGACCTTAGATGCAAACTCTCTGTCTTCGAGATACATTTGTTGTGCCCTTTCTATCGTAAAGCCTATTTCAGCTGCTGCTTTAGCCTGTAACTTAGCTAATTCCTGCTTCACGTTATAGTTAGTTATACAATTATGTCCAGATACCTTAGCTGATATTTTAGCATAACCTGCCCTTGTAGCTGCTTGTGTAGCGTTTGAGTCTATCATATACTCCTGTGCAAACCTTATCTGCTTATCTGATATTTTCTGTTTTCTCATCTACCGGTATTTATCCCACCTCGGCCAATATCCGCCATTGCATCCAATAACAGTTGTTCATATCATTAACCTCATTCTGAGGGTTATTTGCAGGAACAAGGATTACCACTAACCTGCCCTCTATAGCATAAAAAGTCCTATTTAGTTTTATACTTAACTATTACAACACCTTTTTAACCATTTACCAAACCTTATTATTTCAACAAGCTTTACAGGGTTTCGAAATACCTCTCTTTATTTGAGTATTATACGCATAGGATAAGGTCTTTGTTTATTATAACCTTGTAGCTTTAACTGCGTTGAAGTCGTTTCGGCATTGATTACCCTGTTTTGCCAGACACGCAGGTCGGTTTCGAATACCTGACGCTCTTGTTTTGTCTTTTCCACAACTTCGCAATTTAGACCTTTTCATGCTATTTACTTAACTTTCCAACTTTCTGCTTTACAACCTCACGCCACTTCTCATTGACCTGTGAAAATCTCAATAGAACCTCAACCTTCGAGGCCTGCTTGTACATCCTGTCTATTATTTTGCCGTACTTTCTCATAAAAATAAGGGCGAGCCTGAGACTTTAGTGTGTGAATTATCGTTCTCTCGCCCGCCCATTGTAAGCAATTCGTTGTAAAATATGGCCCTTTTGTGCCACTCTATTAAATAACCTGTTACATCGTCCTCAATAGCCCCATAACTCGTCGGGTCAATTAAATCGCCGTCTTTCGACCTTCTATTCTCCAATTCATCGAACCAATTATCCATCGTTAGTGGCTTTTTCTTGGGTATTGCCGCCATTACAGCTAACGGCGCTGCTAAAACCCCTAAAATACTCTTTAAAAATGTTCTACGTTTCATAATTTCCCCGCAAAAAGTAAGGATAACACCACATCCTTGTAATGTTACCCTTGTTCACATCCGTGTTTTTAGCCGTAAATCGCATACTTAATCCTATTCTGAACGCATTGTAACATACTTAATATCAATCAGTCAAAGCTTTTTTCTCCATTTTTTTAATTTCAAATAAAGTCAACATTGTCTGACCAGAATAAGTTTCTCCCATTATTATTATTAGCTTAATATATTATAACCTTAGCCCAATACTACACTTATCGTTAAAACAGTGATATAACTTGAATAAATGTGTTGACAACTTAACTTTATGACGATATACTTTAAGTATGGAATATCAGTATAAACATCGTATCAATGACTTCAATTTTAATGGCTGCCGAAGTTTCTGTTTCAACCCTCAACGGTTTGTGCTGATATTCCAGCTTCGGCGGCCACCTTTTTTTAGGAGATATTATGGAAACTGAAACAAAATCAGAAGCACAAAAAACATTTGAAGCCGCACAGGAACAACTAAGATTTGCTTATACAGCCCTTGATAGTCTTATTGACCTTAATGAAACTGGTTTTTACCCCAACGACCACTACCGAACAGATATAAATCATATCAGAAACGATATATCAGCACTTGAGAGTTTTTTAGCCGTTTAGCCTATCCTCACCCGCTCCTGCTTTATGCAGGACTGGGCGTAGGTAGTTTAATTGACCTTTTAGATAGGAGTAGAAAAATGAATAAACACGTAATTGCCACTAATCAATTTGATAAAATGCTTGACGCTATTCTTGAAAAGGACAAGGCGATAAAGCTCGGCAATGTTACATTTAGCTATTTAGGGAAAAATCGCTGTTGTTATGATATACCAACTGAGCATTGGAATACCACCGCAATTGCTAAAGATTTAACAAAAGAAGCTTTTGCCCGTAAATTTTACTGGCTTAAAGACCCCGAAGAAAAACAACCAGAAAACATATTTTTAACCAATAATGTAGGAGCGGAAAAATGAAAACGATTCAAGTATTCCAGCAAGGTGATAGATGGATGGTGTATTACTCTGATGATAAGCTATTATTACCAACACCCTTTTCGCCACGAAGTCACACAATCGAGGAAGTGAAAACCGTTCTAAATAAGAAAAACCCTGAATATTTGGTTGTATCTGATTAACCTTTTAACAGTATTGGAGATATTATGAAAACTTATAGTGTAGCGATAAAAGTTAAAAAAGGGTATTGGGTAACTAACTGGGGTAAATATTTTAGTTTATCCGATATTAACTGGAATGGAGTTTTAGATTGTTGTAAAGAATGTGAAAGTGTTGCTTTTGGTTACTATTACGGCCACAATTCTAATGAATTAACCTCAAAGCGATGCAGAACAGAGCTGGCATATCTAATTAGTTAGCCTATCCTCACCCGCTCCTGCTTTATGCAGGACTGGGCGTAGGTAGTTTAATTGGAGTAACCTTATGACTTACAAACAAATACTAACTTTAGCGTTTTGGTGGTATTTGACGTTACTTTAAAATTAACGAGGTGAGAAAATGAAAGTACATGAAAACAACGAAAAATGCCCTAAATTTAAGTATTGCAAAGCATCCGATACAGTTTGCACGACAAAAGATTGCCCAAATTGCAAACTAAAATCCGAATGTAGTTGTGAAAATTGCAAAGCACTAAACTAATATTACCGCCCAGCTTCACACACGGTTGGGCGGGCTTATTGGTTTTTGGACTTTATTGTTTGAAAGAAAGTGAGGGGTAAATTATGGCAAACTCAAAGCTGAAACGCAAGCAGATAATACGCCGGTTACGCCGTGAGTACGGTCAGACCGGCAACACAGAGGAGCGAGACCATATTCTCGCCGAAATAGCAATAGTCCGGTTATTGCCGGAAAACTCTTCGGAAATTAAATAGGAAAGTGAGGATGTTTTATGAGTGATACTACAGTACAAGATTGTATATGCTGCCAAATTGAGAATGATTGCATAAATGGCTTGTGTCAGTCTTGCAATGATTACAATTACAAACTGCAAAAACAGTCTGATTTTCTGACATTAAGCTTACTACAAGAAAAAAACAAAGTGGCTGCGTTAAGGAAAAAAGTTACAGCACAAAAAGCATATATCGAAGAAATTGAAGCTTAGTTATAGCCCAATAACGGGCGGAAAAGAAAGGGGTAGAAAGAATGTATAAATACTCAAATACTAAAGAGAAGCACAAGGAAAGTAAGGATTGGTTCGTAGTATGGCTGGTGGTAGCGTTCCTGTTTATCGTAGGACTCGCTCTGTCCGGCTGTGGAACAGTACAAGGCGTTGGCAAAGTGTTTCAAGGTGTCGGCGGTGATATTCGCTGGCTCTCTGAAGCGGTAGAGGAGAAGATGCAAAAGTGACCATAGTAGTTTAGCACAAACGGTTTGCCTGAGCCGTGCGAGATGAAATCAGGCAGCAATAATATCTTTTATAGAAAGGAAGTGTGAAAAATGACTTGTAACAATTGTAAAAAGCGAGATGTGTGTTTGGTAAAAAAGCAATTACTAACAGAAAGCAGTGAAGAAGCAATTTTTTTAGCTACAGGTAGTAAAAGCGCCTTCCTTAAAGTAAGGGCTGGGATAAAGGAAATAGTAGCGGCCAATTGCGATTATTACGCAAAGGAAGACAGCGACCAGTAGGCCGTGAAGCGGCTAACTGTTCCCAGAGGAGGTAAAATGCCCTAATTAGCTTAAGGCTGGTGCAAATCCAGCCACAGGGCTTATTATTAAAACCTTTTATCGAAAGCGAGGTGAAACATGGAAAAACAAGTGGTTATTAAAATAACTCTAATCGGAACTGAAGGACAACTTGACAAGCCTGAAGTTGCTTATGGCGTAAGACATCTTAAAGATTCTCTCACAGCCGCCCGTTTTCAAGCCCTAAAATTAGAAGAAAAATATAGAAGATATGGCTGGACTTACATTATTGCTGACAAGGAACTTGAAATGGAATACTGCGAGAATTGTGCAGCAGAAAAAAAAGGAAAGTGTCAAGATGTAAAAGCAGCAGGATGTAATATGCCGGTTTGTCCTAATGATAGTTGTTGTTTCTGGATGCCAAAAAGAAAGGAAGGTAAAGCATGTTAAATTTTGAGTGTGTAGATAAACGGGAAGATGGCTTCGTGGAATTATGCTTTACGGACTCCGAAGGAGATGAGGCCGTAAAAGTCATTGTTTCCAAGAAAACCGCTTGGGATATTGCAAAGAAAATAACGGACAATTTTTGTTATGCAACTACTAAAAAACGGAAGGAAGTGAGGTGGTAAATTATGAGGTGGATGACAGTAAGATCAATACAAAATTACAGTAAGACTCCTGAAGGCGCTTTAAGGACTTCTATTCGACACCACAGGCAAATTCTCAATGCAACTTTGGAGGAACTAAGCAAAGGACTTTTGAACGAAAAAGTAAGTTGTAGCCATATTTATTGCGGGCTTTGTTTTTATCACGATAGGTATAGAGACAATTGTCAAACTTGCCTTCTTAGTGATATAAACGTGCTGTGTTGTTGGGAGTGGTGGACTTTAGCCCCTGTTTTAGAAATCTTCAGAGATAATCCAACCAAAACTAACCACACTAAAGTCAAAAGAGCAGAGCGGAAACTAATTAAAAGAATGGAGTCTTTGCTATGAAACGCAAAACCAAAAACGAAAGTGAGGTAGAATTATGAAACTGTTCAACGAAAGAGATAGCTTGGACCGGCCTGCGTGGACTCAGGCTGACTTATATGCCTATAAGCACAAACATCACCTTGTTGCTGGTAAGTATATTGTCGAAAAAGATTATTTTGTCAAAAGTGAAGGTAAAAAATGAAACGCAAATTCAAAAACGAAATAGCAGCCGAGGCGCTTAAAATCCGCTACTGCTGGATATGTCGATACGGTGCTGACGATGCTGAACGATTAAGCCTTGCTGTACGCAGGCTGTTTAGAAAGGAGAATCAAAATGGGACGAACAAAAGGTAAATTGACTATAAAAAAACAAATAGGTAATAGGTGGTTCGTTCAGTTACGATGGCGAGGAAAAGCAATAGCTACTATGATAAATTCAGACTACAATATTGCTGTAGCTAACGCTGAACACCTTATCAAATGCTGGAACTCTCACGATAAGCTGCTGGAAGCGCTACAAAAAATCGCTGACTTACAAGCTCAATACTATAAAGTGGGTATAGGTTATGACAACGCTATAAACAACATAGCCAAATGGGCAATAGCAGAAGCGGAGAAAAAATAAAGGCCAAGCAGCTATGATTCACCTTGTCTTTCTCAAGGCATTTCGGCTTATAACTTCTCGCTGGCCGTTCTCAAACTCTACTAAACAACTATTCATTTTGCCTCGGTATAACACATCACAATAACGCCCTTTTAATGTTTTGCGTTTCTCATTATTGCCCCAACGGTAAATGTATTTCATCTTTCACCTTGGCCTTTCGCCTATTCCACTGTGCGATAAATAGCATCCACCAGTTCATCGGAATCGACTGTAAAGCTTCTGTCTTGGAAAATTATGGTCACATCATTGCCTTCACCCCCCTCTATATGTACTTTGTTACTTTTGCTGTGACGACAATGATTGAATTGTGATGGTGTTATTACTTCGTTAGCCATTTTCAGGATACTCCCTTCGCCTTCTATTATCGCAAGGTGCGATTTCAAAACATTCACCACGATTACCTTTATCAATAAGCCCACATTTTATACACTTGCAAACATATTTATAACCGCCAACAGTTTCAATTTGAACATCATGTAGTTTGCTCTCAGACACCATCAGGATACTCCCTTCGCTTCCTGCCCACATCCAGGACAGATAGGCTTATGCCCTAATATCACTGCACACCAAAAGACTAACTCACATATTTTACATTTGAATTGAATCATATTTAGCTACTCCCTTTTCAATTCAAATAGATTCCATAAGCATTAGCATCTTTGCAAAATATCAAAACAACTTTACCTTTATATTTCCCATCTTTTAGCTTGCCGGATACTTGCTTCTGAAACTCAATTGTGCAAACATATAATTGCTTAAAAGAACTTACGTCTAATTGTGGCCTTAATGGATATTGGGGTTCCTGGCAATCAGGGCAAACAACACTTATATTCTTACGCTTCGTACAGAAATCAGCAACATGAATACTTAATTCATTACTACAATATTCACATTTATGTTCGTAACAATCACACATTATTCACCTTAGCCTTTCGCCTATTCCAAGCATTGATAGCATTTATTATTATCTTGGCATTAGGCTTATTCACAAAACTCGCAATAGCCTTATCGTCTGCATTATAAATAGCCCCAATGTTTTCGCTTGTTCCTGTTTGAAAAGGTATAAATCTTATCGGAAATTTTATTTCAACCATATTTAGCTACTCCTCAAAAGACTGTTTTTGCTTGAATTTCACCAAAACATCATTACCCCACAATTTTTTTATTCTTCTAAATGCCCCATGTTTAAGCCAAAAAGTGTTTATCTGTTCACCGACAATTTTCAGAGCAATACTTATCGGCATCCAACTTGCACTAAACTCATTCCCATAGTCTCCCTGAGCCGAATAAATTATTTTGTTTTCATTTGACCCATCATAAACCTCAAATGACCAGCTTTCGTGTCTGGCTCTGAAATAAAAAGAATCAGGCTCATAGTCGCCTATTTCACCCGTAGACTGAACAGGACAATCACCGGACATTTCCATTTTAACTAACGGGCAGCCTGCATAAGTAAAATGCGCACCAATTTGATGGTCTTTATCTATTTCACTAAATTCGCTCATTTTTCAAATAATCCTTTGATT